CGAAAGGGGATGCCGGGCCTCAGGGCCTTGCTGGCGATGGCGGTCCCGAGGGCCGCGCAGGACCAAAGGGAGACACCGGCCCGGTCGGCCCGAAAGGAGATGTCGGGCCTCAGGGCCTTGCCGGCGATGCCGGTCCGGAGGGCCGCGCAGGACCAAAGGGAGACACCGGCCCGGTCGGCCCGAAAGGAGATGTCGGGCCCCAGGGCTTGCCAGGCCGAGATGCCGGCGCCGGAGCAGATTTAACCGACGACGAATTTGCAGACCGGGTATCGGCAGCCATTGGAGAGCGAGTCAAAATCGGTGATAGTTAGCGAGCTGACGCAGCACGGTCAGGTGCTCCGCCAGCTCTAACCACTCATCGTGAAAGGACACGACCAATGGCTGACGTTGACGTATCACCTGATTCCGTTTGGCAAAAGGTAAGACGGGTTCACCGCACGGCGAGTTTCGCACCGCAGATATCGATACGGCGAAGTGGCCAAATCGCGATCTCCGCGGATTTTGTGCGAATGGCGGATGTTTCGGCCTGTACGCGCGCGAGTTTGTATCTCTCTTCGGATGGTCACAAGCTTGCGATCAGTTTCCATTCGGATACGAGCGACGATGATGCATTTTTGCTCGCCCGAGATGGAGGAAAGGTCTCGACCGGCCAGAACAGGGTGATCAATGCGAAGTCGCTGGTCTCGCAATCTCCATCGATCCTTGCTCTCTCGAAAGAAGATGCGCGAGCCCGGCGCTACGAACCACAGAAAGATCACGCCGGTCGTTGGATTCTCCATCTCGCGCCTTGCTTCGAGATGGCTCTTACCCAGTCAGATCAAATTCCTCTCGGATCAACCGGTATTTATCGATACCGACTCGGCAACGAAACGATCTACATCGGGCGTGGAAATCTTCGTGACAGGATAGCGTCGCCCGATCGGCGATCGTGGGAATTCGACAGAGTTGAGTATTCCATCCTGAATGACGACGTCATTGAGCGGCGATGGGAATCGTTCTGGCTCGACGAGTATCGCCAGCGAAACAATCGCTGGCCGGTCTACAATAGGATCGCCGGAACATCGGGGGTCTCAGCCAAAGCAGGATAGCAATGGACCGATCTGAAGGCGCGCTTCGTGTTGCGGAACAAGCATTAAGCGAAGCGCGCCGATCGGCTGCAGCACTCGCTTCATTGAATGACAATGCGAAGCCGGTCAGCGGCTTTATGATCAATTCCGATGGCGCTCTCGTCGCGACATTCGCGGACGGAAGTTCGTCAGTCGTAGGAGCCGTCGCGGGGCCGGCCGGTCGTGACGGCAGAGACGGCCTTCCGGGGCGGTCGATAGTCTCCGGAAGTGTTGACGACGAAGGCCGTCTTGTTCTGGGCTTCAGCGATGGATCGCGTGAGATCGTAGGGGCCGTGACCGGCCCTCGAGGGGAGCCGGGCCCGCCCGGCGAGCCCGGCTCACAGGGGGAGCCAGGCGGCCGGGGCATTGCCGGGCCGATAGGGCCGGCGGGCGATCGGGGCCCTCCCGGGCCTCAAGGACTAAAGGGCGACGCAGGACCGCAAGGTATTAGGGGTCCAGAAGGATCCAAAGGCGGGCAGGGACCTAAAGGAGACATCGGTCCGGCCGGACCTCAAGGGCCGCCCGGTGACGCCGGAGTAACGATCGAAATTGGTGAGACGTTCCCGGCTCGCCTCAGTGCGAAAGACCTGGACCGGTTGATGGTCCGAGACATCACCATCAATGGCGAGACCTTCCAGGTTCTCGTTCCAAATTGAGGTCTGACAGACATGAGCAAGCGCTTCCCGATCTTCAACGCTGTCGTACCGATCAAGGGCAAGCCAGCTGCCGGCGCCGCGAAGGCCAGCGGCTATCGCGTCGTCGCCAACAAGGCGAACGACAGCGCCGAGATCTACGTCTATGGCGTGATCGGCGGCGATTGGTTCGGCGAGGGCGTGACGGCCAAGCAATTCGCCGACGACCTCAAGGCACTTGGCAACGTCAAGACCATCGACATGCGGATCAATTCCGAAGGCGGTTCGGTGTTCGACGGCAAGGCGATGTACTCGCTGCTCAATGAGCACAAGGCCAAGAAGATCGTGCACATCGACGGGCTCGCGGCGTCGGCTGCATCCTTCCTGGCCATGGCCGGCGACGAGATCGAGATCGCCGAGGGCGCATTCGTGATGATCCACAATGCGTACACCATCGCGATGGGCGATGCGCGCGAGCTGCGCCGTTCCGCCGAGATGCTCGACACAGTCAACAACACCATCATCGACGTCTATGCGGCGCGTACCAAGGGCGATCGCAAGAAGATCGCCCAGATGATGGACGACGAGACCTGGATGACCGGCGCCGAGGCGGTCGAGAACGGCTTCGCCGATCGCATGGTCGAGAACCTGAAGGTCGCAGCCTGCGTCAGCAATCCGAAGGCGCTCGAGACGTTCAAGAAGGTCCCGTCAGCGCTGAAGCCGAACAACCGCCGCGCTGCCGCGGCATTCGCGCGCATCGCGGCGCTGAAGGCCTGACAACGAAATTCCGTCTGCAGACGGATGCGCGCCGCAGTGATGCGCCGCGGTTAACCGCGACCGATGAGAGATCGGCCGCATCACAGGTCCCGTCGTGAGACGAGACAGCCCATAGAAGGACAGAATTCTATGACCATGAAGAGCGCCCTTCTGGGCGATTACTCGCGTCTCGCCGCTCTCGCTGCGTTCGGCGCCGTCTCACTCGGCGCGATCCGGATGGACGCGCCGGTGCTCGCCGATCTCGAGGCGCGTGTCGTCGAGATCAACGCGGCGATGGACGCCTTCCGCGTCCGCGCTGACGCCGGCGAGGATCTCACCGACGAAGAGACCGACGAGATCGAGGCGCACACCGGCGAGCTCGAGAAGCTCACCAAGAAGATCAAGGCGCTGAAGCTGCTCCAGCCGACCGGCCAGGGCCGCCGCACCACGCCGGAAGCGCGGACCGAGCCGACCGGCGGCCAGCGCCGCACCGTGCCGGCCGAAGTACGCCAGGACACCCAAAAGATGGGCTTCCGCTCGTTCGGCGAGTTTGCGCAAGCTGTGCAGGGCCACTACAAGGGCAATGTGACGGATAACGTCACCCGTCTTCGTAACGCCGCGACCACCTTCGGCAACGAAGGCGCCGGCGCGGACGGCGGCTTCCTGATCCCCCCGTCGTTCTCCGCCAACATCTGGACGAAGGTCAACGGCATCGACAGCCTTCTCGCTCGCTGCACGCCGCTTGAGACAGACGGCAACAGTCTTACGATGCCGAAGGACGAGGTCACGCCTTGGGACACGACCAAGGGCGTGCAGGTCTACTGGGAAGGTGAGGGCGCCCAGATCCCGCAGTCGAAAGGCCTCTTCGAAATGGGCCAGCTGCGCCTTTCCAAGCTGTCCGCGCTCGTTCCGGTCAGCGAGGAAATGCTCGAAGACGCCTCTGGCCTTGCGTCTTGGCTGAACGCCAAGGCGCCGCAGAAGATGACCTCGAAGATCAACACCGCGATCGTCGCCGGCACCGGCGCCGGTCAGCCTCTCGGCATGATCCCGGGCTACTCCGCTGTCGGCGCGTCAGTGATCCAGGTCTCGAAGGAGATATCGCAGCCGGCCGCCACTTTGTGGTTCGCCAACATCAACAAGATGTGGGGCCGGATGTATGCCGGATGGCGCGGCAACGCGGTCTGGCTGGTCAACCAGGACTGCGAACCGCAGCTCGAGGGCATGGCGTTCGTCGGCAACGGCATCACGCCGACGGCCGCGAGCGCAACGCCGGCTTACCTGCCTCCCGGCGGCCTTAACGATACCCCCTACGCCCGCCTCAAGGGGCGGCCGGTGCTTCCGCTCGAGGCTTGCTCGGCTCTGGGCAATCTGGGCGACATTATCCTGGTGGATCTCAGCCAGTACTGGGCGCTGACCAAGGCAGGCGGCCAGATCAAGACGGATACGTCGATCCACTTATTCTTCGATCAAGCACTGACCGCGTTCCGGTTCATCTTCCGCGTCAACGGTCAGCCGGCATGGTCG